CATGTCAAACTGCGTCAGCAGTTCATCGGTATCCCAAGGTTTGTGTTCGATAGCGACGCGATTCTCCGCAACGCAGATGGCTAGTGCGATGTCGAAGTCTGGGGATACGGCGGGGAGGTTAGATGTAGTCATTTTCACCAAGCCACGATTCAAGTTCAATCAGGTCGTTGTCGCACGACACGACGATTGCGTGACCACCATTAGTGTTGATGGTGTCGAGAAACTTGCGCTGATTGGCAGTGACTGTTTTCTCTTTGCCTTCGGCCTTGGCTTCGATAGCCAAGAAAACTCCTCGCGGAAGGATACAAATAAAATCACTAAGCCCAGTGGTATTGCCCATAGCCGACGGCACGACCATCCAATACGGAATTTTGTACAGCTTGAGAAAGCGTTTAATCTTCTCTTTCGTCTTGCCTTCAGGGGTACTCATCACTCACACCTTGTATAAGATGCGGCGGTTTATACACACATTTTATGTTTTGTGCAACTACTTCAACGCAAGGAACTGGTTGCGTGTCAGTAACGTACTCAGGCGGGTGTTCAATGTGTCAGGCATCAAGTCAATCATCGTGTCCGAACCTACGTCAAACACCTCCGCGTTACCAGCGCCTGTCGGATACGTTCCGTTGTCCTTGATGTAGCTGGTGGAATGCACCATGTTGCGTTGTGTGTTCGCGCCGATGTAGATGCCGTTGCAAGCAGGTCTAAACCAACCACGTCGCTAGTGAGCGTGGTTGTGTTGACGGTAAGCGCGTAGCTTTCGCCACCTGCCGTTAGGTTAGCCATGACTTACACCAGCTTTGCGTCTTTTTTACGACCATCGACCTTGGCTACAGGTTCTTGTACTGCTGGAGCTTGTACGCGACCCGCTGCAACTTCGCTATCCAGCAAAGAGTCGGAAACTTCGCCAAATACGCCGTCCGCTGTCACTTCGACCACATAACCCCAAGCAGTTTTCAAATCAGCGTGAGGCGTTACGTTAAACTTGACTCGTGCCATGTCAATCTCCTATTAGAAACTGACCCGCTTGTATCAGGTTTTCAAGTCGGTGTCAAGCGGCGTTAGCGTCATTCGTCAAACCAAGCTCTGCGTCAAGCTCATCGTCTGGAAGTTTCTTTATCCACTCAGGAATCTTAGGGTCTGGCCGAGTCCACCCGCCGCCTTTTCTGATGAACGTGGGTACGGTATTCAATACTTGCTCAGACGCTACTTCGCACGTTGGGCAGGGTTGTAACCGTTGATGGTCTTTCATGCTAGTCAAGCGCGTGAATTCTCCGTGTTCTGTGCAACGGTAGGTGTAGGTTGGCATTCACTTTCTCCAAATGTAGACGGCGTTTCCGCAATCATAAATCAAATCAACACAAATAAAAAGCCCCTCCGAAGAGGGGCTAGTCACTAAGTCTGAAACTCTTAGTTGTTGATGCTGGTCAGACGGGCGATACCCTTGCGGTTGAAGTTCACGAAGTTGGCGTACTGCTTAACGCGAACGATCTCATTATCCTTGGCTTCTTGCTTGCCAATCATCTCGACCTGGATACCCGCTGGTACTGCGATAGGGTGGATGCCTGCAACACCGACCTTCTCAGTACCATCGTCGAAGTTACCTGCCCAGACAGAAGCCAAAGCGCCACCAGTCAACGCAGCACCGTTTGCTGTTTCAGCAACAGACAGGTAGCTGTTCTTGAAGATGGGGATGCCTTCATAACCGATTACGTTGCGACCATCTGGCAAGGTGATGACTTCGTTCACGCTTGCTCCGCCGAGTGCGCGCAACAACACCTTGTAGCTACGGATTGTGCGTGCAGGCATCATGATCCAGTCAACCTGACCGTCCTTGGACAGAACCAAGTCCAACATCTCGTCCAACAGAGCGAAGCTCAGTGCTTGGCCTGCGGATGCTGTGGTGAATTGTCCAGCGTCAACGAGACTGTGCAGGGAGTTCATCTGTGGAGAAGTACCAGTACCTGAAGCGATACCTTGTTGGAACAGACGACCGACCGATTTAGCCTTGCTGGAAATTTCAACAGCCAGTTGGTCAACACCTGCGCCTTGAGACTGCGCTTGAACCAAACCATCCAACTCCACGTCACCAATCAATTTGGTTGCGGTGAACGGAACTTGTGTGAAAGTCGCAGCAGACTTGGAAGTGATGGTTGCATCAACCGCATACATAGCCGCATCACCGAGGGCGTTCTCACGGTTCACCAAAATCGCTTGGCCGGAATATCCGACGAAAGGCAACATGGAGAACATAGGGTTGATGTCGATGATGTCTTGTGCGACACCGGCGACGATTTGGTCATTGATTAACTTCTTTGCTTCAACTAGCGTTTGAGATGCCATGATTGTTTCTCCTAAAAGTTAAAAATTAAACTAACAATGTCCGTTGAGCCTAACCCAACTTCCAAGAGAGCCGTATGGCATCTCGTTTGCAACTACTACGATTACCTCGTAATCCCTCGTTGCTTCAGACCTTCGGCAATCAGTTGCGCCGGTGTAGCCTTTGAAGCATCAAATCCTCGTGTACCTTTCGTCTTGGCCGCTGGTGCAGCACCTGCTCCGGTACTTGCACGACGTAGGTAAGGCTTCTTCTCAGCCAAGCCTTCAAGCCATTCAGAAGGGGTTAGCGGTGTGCGTCCATCCTTACCCATGCGAATAACTCCGTCAGCGTCGCGTGGAACGACTGCACCATCCTCATCCATCACGAACGTATGTCGCGCCTGCAACATGATGTCGTCCATCGCGGCGGGTTCAAAATCCAACCCTACATACGCTTGACGCACTTCACTATCAATCAGCACCGACTTCAGACGCTCGTCCTTCTGTTTAACCACTGTGTCGTACTCTTGCAACTTGGTGTCACGCGCTTGTAGCTGCGCTTGCCAGTCACGCTCCTTCGCTTCCAAGCGACGGTTCAACACATCTTCCAACTTGCCTTCTGCCAACAGTTTCATCTCTTCGTTGGCTTCGACTTTCTTCTTCAATTCTTGAAGTTGCTCCCACTCTTTAGGGTCAACCTTCGGGGCATCTTTCAACTTACCCAATAATTCTGCATTCTTAGCCTTCAGCCCCGCAACTTCTTTGTCAATCGCCGCTTGAATCGCCGCCTTGACTTCGGGTGTATCCAAACTTACCGCACCGCCGCTACCGCCTTTTCCATCATCCGCACCTTCTTGAAACGTGACTCCGAACGCCTTGCGTTTGCTTACTAACATGCTTATCTCCTAGAGATGGTTAAAAAACTTTGTACAACTTGACTGCCGTATAACACAAAGATGTAACGCTGTCAAGCACCTGCCAGCGGGTCTTGATTATCGGCAACAGGTGCTTGCGCTTTCACCTGTTCTTTCATGCGCTTCTCGATACTTGCAAACTCTGTCTCGAACGTACTGTCGATGCCGTACATATTCGCCTCGTTCAAGTTCTTATACAGTGCCTCGGCGGATAACGCACCTTTCAAGTAACCTGCAAACAGCGCGTTGACCATGTTAGCGTCCATGCCGTTTTTAACGAGGTCTTTGTTCAATTTGATGCTCACTTCAGACGGGTCGGCGTTCTCCCATTCAGCGCAAGTTTTTGTCGCCCAATTCAAGAGCGATTCCGTCACGACCAAGATACTCGACAACATCTCAGTAGCCTGACTCTCGCGGATTTCAGAACCCTTGGCGGTTTCAACACCTGTGGAAATCTTGGACTGTGTGACAAACCGTGCGCCGATGTTGACAGCCTGATCCTCCAAGCGGTTCAAGATATTCTCGACGTAGGTCAGTGATTTGCCATCAACTTCTACGAAGCCTGCGTTAGACCCTTGTGGCAACACCCATGCGGATTTCGCGCCAAGATTGAACGTCAGATTGCCGTCGCTATTGTCAATTTCCGCCGCGATGAATGGCGTAGGGTAGCAACATACATGAACCGCGTCTGATAAATCGGCACTGTGCATATAGTGTTTATGATTGACTGAAGCCAAGTCATATAGCGGCGGCTTGTCAATCTCGAACGATAATCCGTCAGGCGTAGCGCACGCGAACGGAATCTCGGTAAGTGGGCGACCGTTCTTTGTCGGTTGCACAGATTCCACAATCTGCCACGACTCTTTTTTGGTTTTTGGGTCTTTGACTTCTTGCCACACATTGACGACATAAGTGCCGTCAGATGCAATAGCCAATTCGCGGTACTGCTCGACTTCTTTCAACGTGTACTTGTCATCTGGGTCACGAGCAAAGACTTCCTCTTCCAACACGACGAACGGTTCGGAACTCGTCGTATCCCAGTTGCAGATGTCGTCGCCGTCGTACACCACCAGATACGGTTTGCCACCGCCTGCTGGACGATCCACCAACACACCTGCGCGCCCGTACTCAAGCAATCCTTTGACGACTTTTACCGCCACGTCAGACATCGACTGGCCTTCGACTGTCGCTGAATCTTTTAGGTATGCGACTTTCTCAGGAAGTGCGACTTCTGGGGCTTTGTAGAATACGGCTCCAAGTAAGCCTGAGCATGTTTTAGATGTTACTGGGAAGAAGTTTGCGCGAGCCTTGAACGCATCGTATTCCTTGGAAGTCATACCGGATAGTGCGGGGAGGTATGTCTGACCCTCCGATTTGACATCGCGCTCGCCCGAAACGAAATCGGACACGAGGTTCATCATGTCCTCTGCTGCTTCGTACTGCGGATGTTTCGAGTTGATAGCCAAAACGCGACTCCTTTACGGTTTGTCGCGCTTATAGCACTATTTTAGGCGTGTGTCAAATTATTGCCGAACAGGTATAAAACGCTCGATATTATCAATCAGTAATAAAAAGCCGCCAGCGCGACTCGAACGCGCACACCCCGAAAAGGTCGGGGATTCTTCCAATTAAATCATGGCGGTTGAAAATGGAGCGGGACAGGAGTTCGAACTCCTGACGAACAGCTTGGAAGGCTGACACTCTGCCACTGAGTTAGTCCCGCGTTGTAATTTGTTGGTTGCGGACAGTGGAGTCGAACCACGTTTTCAGCTTATGAGGCTGACTGCTTGCCGTTAGCACATCACCGCAATAAGTGAGAGTTCGTACCTCTAGAAAATACGCCAGTGCGGGTTTCCAAGGTTACGCGCACCATCCGGTACACTCCCGACCTCGATGTGCTTACCAACCGCGAACCCGCAATCAGTACGTCACCAGTGTAGCAACTGTTTTAACTCTCAGGTGCTTATTATACAGACTTTTCGGAAAAGTGCAAGTTGTTTTTGGCGGAGAGTTGACTACTCGAAAGCCATCCCGTTACCGGAACGCATGGATTAGCAATCCTGCACAGCCACCTGACTGTTTAACTCTCCATAACTGGCGGAAGGTAAAAGAATCGAACTCTCACCCTTTCGGATGGCGACGGTTTTCAAGACCGTTTGTGCGCCATGCACGCTACCTTCCATATCTGGTACGCACCCTGAGATTTGAACTCAGACTTAATGGATTTTAAGTCCATTGCCTCTACCTATTGGGCTAGGCGCGCATTTACAACTGGTGCCGGACAAGGGAGTCGAACCCTCAAAATCTGCGTTCTAAGCGCAGCACGTATGCCATTTCCGTCAATCCGGCGATACTGGTGGATGTGGTTAGAGTCGAACTAACATTGTTACCCAGAGGGAGCGGATTTACAGTCCGCCGATGCACACGCCATAGCATCAACACATCCTTAAACTGGTTGCGACGCTCGGGATCGAACCGAGGATGCCTCCGCCCCAAACGGAGTGACTTACCACTAGCCTACGTCGCAATAAAACAAAAACCCTGTAAGACTCTCATCTACAGGGTTCGCAAACTACTAAAATTCTACGAAATCTAACCCTGTGCAAATACCTCCAGCGGATAACTGGATGAGAGTGGCAATGTGGGCAAACTCGTGAATTTCATAATGTGCGTATCCTACAGTAAGTTTTAAGGTGTGTCAACTCAAAATTCAACATTCTGGTCACCCACTGCGATGACCTTCAGACCGAGCCTGTGCTACTCGCGTATGACTTGCGAGCGGTCGTCGATTACAGCCGTTACGCTATACTTACCGCGAACGTTGGTGTCGAACAACTCGCGCTTGACTATGTAGTCCTTTCGCATGTCGCCGATACCGCGCATGTGTAGCTAATCGTCAGCCGAGTTTGCAACCCTGCTGTCTCTACAATTTCGAGTTTTTGTTTCATGTTGTTCTCCATTTCTTGTTATGGTTTGAACATTATACAGACTTTTCTGAAATGCGCAAGCACTAAAGTCCAAACAAGTCCTTCACCGCTTGAAGATTGTCATTCTTATTTCGCGAATCGCGAATATCTGCTGTTTGCATATTGCTAATGTGCTTGACTAGGTTCACGACATCTTGCG